CGAACTGCTTCCGTGGCGCATAGCACTGCCAGCTGAATAACACATCCCCGTCAATACGGCCCTCGCTGTACGCTTACGAATTACGCCCAGTAATTCACGATATTCCATTAATACCATTTCCTGATGCCCGGCCATTGTGCCGGGTTTTTTTATGGAGTCTGTATGGCCTATTCAGAGGAACAGCGTCCTGAGGCGCAACTCGGTAACCAGAATCGTAACAGCCTGAACATTCAGCAACCCGGCGAAACTGACAGCTATGAAGCATTTTTCTCTGATCCGAATCGCTGGAAGGATAACAGTACGTCGTTCAGCCTGGGCGATGTATTGCCAACAATGGGTAAAGGTTTCGCCCAGTCCGTCCGGGGAACAGGGGAAATGGCCCGTGGACTCGGTGATGCGATGATTCAGAGCCCGGTAAAAACAGGGGCGCGTATTTTAAATGAGTTCAGCCGTATGGGGCTGCCGGGTGTCACAACTGTGCAGGATATTTTTGCCGGTGGCAGCAGGGGGGCTGATGAGGTCATCGATACCCTGCCTGATGGCAAAAACGCGGTTACTGATACTGTCGGTAAAGGTCTGAAGGCAACCGGTAAGGCTGTCAGTGATGGTGCTGAAGCCACTGATGAATGGCTGACCGGTAAGATGTCGCCGGGTGCAGTTCGTGCGCTGAATACGCCGATGACCGAAGGCTATGATGATTCTGCGGTCTGGGTGGCGAAGGGTGTAAACCTGATTGGTGCGCTTGTACCTGATATGGTTGCTGGCGGTGTGGCTAAAAAGGTGGGTGATGTCACACTGCGAAAAATGCTGACCGCCGGGCTGGAGAAAAAATACATCGCGGCAGGGATGCAGCCGGAAAGAGCCACGGCACTGGCAGCAGAAGCTGTCGATAAAAAAATGCCGGATTTATTCCAGGCGGGCCTGATCACCCATTCCACAGCCAGTGCACAGGGGCAGAGTGCAATGGCGGCAGCAGATGCTGTTCTTAATGCGGATTACTCTGAGCTGGCGCAGTCACCGAAATTTCAGCAGACGTTTTTGTCCATTGACGCCGACCCGCAGCACGCACAGCTTACTGATCGCCAGAAAATGGATCTGGCAAAAGAGCGTGTTGCCGATGAGGTGCGCGCGCAGCTGGCAACCGATCCTGAATTGCTGGCTGTGAATGCCATGGCGGCAAAACTGGGTGACGCACAACTGTTTAATCTGGTGACACGAGGCACAGCGAAGACCGTTAAAAGCGGCATTGTCAGAAATGCCACGGAACAGGGGGCGATTAATGCGGCGCAGGGCGGCTATTCACGCTATCAGGAAAACACGGCATTGCGTGAGACCGCCGGAATGGATGTGTCACCGTGGGAGGGCGTGGCTGACGCAACGATCGAAGGTGCAGCCTTTGGTGCTGCGATGGGGGCTCCATCCGGTGCGGTTGCCGGATATCGTGGCAGACGTCAGGCCGCAGAAGAAACCGCCATGCGTGATGCTGAAACCGTGCAGCAGGACGACGCAGCCCCGCAACCAGAATCTGTTGATCCGGTGGCGCAGCAGCGTGAATCCATGCAGGGCATGAATCGCGAGCAGCTTCTGGAGCAGTATGCTGATGCGGATATGGCAACAGAGGGTGACGCATCCGCAGCTCATCGCCGGGAAGCTGCCAGCCAGTTGTTGAATGAACTGGACGAACAGGCGAAGCGACAGGCTGTGATGAATGAGCTGAAGGCGAAGCCGCGTTCTGAACTGCTTGAGGAATACCGCAGACTCAGCCAGAAAGAGGGGCGCACCGAGACTGAAGAACAACAGTTTCAGGCAATACGAGAAGTCATTCGCCCACAACAGGAAGTGACGCCGGAAGCACAGTCACAGCCTGAAAATGCGGAGGATGGTAACGGGAGCATTTACCCGACGGTGCGGTTCCGGGACCCGAATGAAGTCCGCATTGAAATTAACGGGAATGGTGCGTCCAGACCAGCGGAACGCATTGAAAAGGTGCGCCCGGACAACCGTTATTTCACGGATGAGAAAAGCGCCATGGGGAGTGATGTTTTCCGTAATGCCGCCGCTACCGGCCTGAAACCGTCCGTAGTGAAGAAAGGCGAGAATCAGTATGCCGTTGAAATGGATAATCCTGCGTTCTCTGAAGATGTGGCAACGGAAACCATTAACACCCTGGCTGACGGAGAGCGTATTGCTGATGCTGACCCGATGGAGCAGCCCGCGTTCATGCGTGACCCACGATTCCGTGGTTTCACGGGGGATGATACGGAGGTACAGGCCCGCCTTGCCCGTGGCAACGTGCCGACGGCAGAGGAGCTTGTACGTTCACAGATGGCTGAAGGTGATGCCGGTCCGACAGCACAGGAGTTAACTGAGCGTCCACGCCTGCCCGCTCCCGGCGATATTCATCCCGGACAGGGATATCCGTTACCGGGAGAGGTGGCGCGTACGCCGGATGAGAATCAGGCAGGACGTGGTGGTCGTTTTACCACAACCGGTGAGGTTAAGGGCCAGAGTTTCCAGAAAGGACAAGCTCCGGCACCGGAAAACGCCGCTGGTCGCCAGGGGGAAACACTCGAGGGTGAAATGGTTCGTCGTGGTCTGCCGTCACCGGATGCGCAGAACGCGACAGCACCGGTACGTGAAGGGCTACCGGCTCCTGACATTGCGCGTAATGTTCGTATGCCTCAGCCTGAATCACTTCCCCGCACTGTACGGGACTCACTGCCTGAGCTTGCACAGCAGGCAGAAGTACGCCGACAGGCCGGAGGAAATCGTGACATCCCGCAGCCTGAGACAATCGCACCTGAATCTGAAACAACTGTCTCTACTGACAGGGAAGCTACCGTGCGCGGAGGTGAAGTCAGGGGCAAAAAAATTGAAGACTTTGGCGAGGAAATTAAAGGGGCAGCCAAACACCGTTATGCACAGCTTGCTGAAACACTGGGTAAAACGCTGGAAGACAGGGATTATGCCACGCAGCCGCTGAGCAAACTGTTCCCGAAACCGGACTACGCAAAACTGGCGAACGAAGGTGCCGATGCTGATACCCTGGCAATGATAGCGCTGTATCGTAGCGATATTCCGGCGAAGACGAAACACAATACGGCAGGCTGGGGGGAGAGCATAAAAAAAGTACGACACAGTGTATCGGAAATGCTGAACGGAACGGTCAGCGCGAAACGCCTCGCAGAATGGATGGAAGGCAGAATGCCCTCCCGTTACGCGGACACCTGGCAACTGTTACGCACTCTGCCACCCTCACAGATGGACAGAGCTTCTGCTTATCGGGTGGTATCGGGTGTGTATCAGGCGGCAGGAGGGAAGCGTTACGATCCGCCACAGAAACTTTATTCACTGCGCAATAAGGACAATAAGGGGAGTAACCTCTTTTTCTCGGAAAGCAGGGATGAATTACTGGCAAAGGCGAAAGTCTGGTTTGCAGAGCAGGAGGAAAAATCACAGGCGAAAGGTGATGAAAAAACAGCACCGTCACCGGATGACAAAATCCGCTTTGACGTTTACCGGAATACCCGCAGTGGCGATATTTTTATCGCTTACGGTAAAAACAAAATGCGGGTGAGAGGTGGCTTTAAGTCAGCCAGTGATGCGCGTAAGTACATTGATTCACATCGTGATGAGCTTGTTCGTCATGTGAAGGAGATGCGGGAGATTTCGCGTGAGGAGCAGCGCAACGCCACCAACCGCGACCGTACCGGACCAGAACGCCGCAAGGGGAATGTTTCACCGGAGCAGTTCAGTGATGCGTTTGGTTTCCGTGGTGTGCAGTTTGGTAATTATGTGGAAGGTCCGCGTCGTCAGGCTGATTTGAACCGGGCTTATGACTCGCTGCATGACCTTGCGGAAGTACTGAATGTACCGACAAAAGCGCTTTCCCTGAACGGTCGTCTTGGCCTGGCATTTGGTGCCCGTGGTAAGGGTAAGGCGGCAGCACACTATGAGCCGGGTGAGGCGGCAATCAACCTGACAAAAGGTAACGGACCGGGTGCGCTGGCGCACGAATGGTTCCATTCTCTGGATAATTATTTTGGTCGTTATGACGTTTCCACTGACGGGAAAATTACGTCAGGTGGCGACTTTATGACGGAAGCACAGCGTGCCAGGCGCGTATTTAAAGACGGCAGGTATGTTGATGCTGAATATCCGGTACGTCAGGAGGTTTACGACGCTTTTAAAGGTGTGATTCAGGCCATTAAAAACAGTGACATGCCGCGTCGTTCAGCGCTTCTCGATGAGGTGCGCTCAAAACCGTACTGGTCAACGGATGTTGAAATGGCGGCACGTGCCTTTGAGCGTTATGTTCAGGATAAGGCGCGTATGGCTGGCGTGGAGAATGATTATCTGGTCAATATCCGTAAGGCACCTGAGCACAACACAGATAACACCTACGCTTATCCGACGAATGCGGAACTGGATGGCGGTATTCGTGAGGCATTCGATCACCTGTTCCGCACCCTGAAAACCCGTGAGACGGACAAGGGCGTTGCGTTTTATTCCCGTAAGGGCGTTACCCGCACACCTGAAGGTAATCTCATTTCGGATGTTAACCGTAGTGCGGAAGCCAAAGGCAGCCCGGTCCCGCAGGTTGAAGCGGTTGCCCGTGGCGTGATGAGCGGCATTAAGGACAGTGACCTGAAGGTCCGTGTGGTGAAGTCACAGAAAGAGGCTGAAGCGCTGGCGGGTGAATCGTTCGACGGTTACGGCAGGGTGCACGCATTCTATCGTCCGGATAAACGAGAAATTGTCCTGGTGGCGGATAACATCCCTGACGGGCGGACCGTACGCGAGAAGTTGCGTCACGAGATTATCCACCATGCCATGGAGCATGTTGTCACGCCAGCGGAATATCAGACGATTATTAAGACCGTGCTGAAAACCCGTGACAGTGATAACGCCACCATCCGTGAAGCCTGGCGTAAGGTTGATGCGTCTTATGGTAAGGAATCACCGGAAGTGCAGGCGGGTGAATTTCTGGCACATATGGCGGAGAAACAGCCGAATAAATTCGTGGCGGCATGGGAGCGTGTTGTTGCCCTGGTCAAAGGGGTACTGCGTCGTACGGGGTTACTGAAGCCGACGGAACTGAACGATATCAGACTTGTTCGCGAGACCATCCGTACGTTAGGCCAGCGTGTGCGGGAAGGTTACACGCCGCGTGAGGATGGCGCGGACGCATCGTCTCAGTACTCCCGTAGTGGTAAACCTGATCCGTTCAAAGTGCCGGAAGGTGAGGGCGAGCGTTATCGTGATGACCTTGCCAGAATGATGAAGTCGTTACGTTCTGGTGCAATGACTGCAAACATCGGGCGTACGCCGCCGGTATTGCGCCACCTTGGCGCACCAGATTTGCCGCTGGTTATCTCCCGCGACACTGTGCGGAAGGCAACCAATGGCGTGAAACATGTGGTGCCGATGGATGTTATCGAGAGACTTCCTGAGCTGATGCACGATCCGGATGCAATTTACCGTTCCGCGACAGAAAGAAATGCGGTTGTGATGCTGCTTGATGCCGTGGATAAAAATGGTGATCCGGTGGTGTCGGCAGTGCACATGAAGGCAACAGATAAACGAATAGAAATTAACAAGGTGGCTTCTGTATATGGAACAAAAGGAGGGATGAACAAAGCTAATAGCCTGGATAAAGCAGGTTTGACGCTTTACCGGAAGGAAAAATTAAGCCGCGATAACCCTCAGTACAGTGGGCTTCAATTGCCCAAAGAGGAGCGTTCTTATCGCGGCTCTGTAGATAAAATACTCTATCCTGAAGATATTCGCAAGGGGCCGTATTACTCCCGTACCAGCAGTCTGACACCGGAAGAGACAATTGCATCGAGTTTTGTGCGCCAGATGCAGGATAAATTCCAGGTGCTGAAAGCTGTTCAGGAGAATATCCGTAAAACTGGCGGAAAAATAGACGACAGTAACAACGCTTATATGGCGGAAGAACTCTTCCACGGGAAGGCGGAAAACGACCTGAACGTGATGAAGGAGCGCTACGTTCAGCCACTGGCTAAATTACTGGCGGACTACAAAATTGCGCAGGCCGATCTGGATGAGTACCTCTACGCCCGTCACGCGCCGGAACGTAACGCGCATATCGCGAAAATCAACCCGAAAATGCCGGACGGCGGTTCGGGGATGACCAACGCGGAAGCGGCGGAAATCATGCAGCGTGTACGTAACAGCGGCAAACAGGCACAGTATGACCGTCTGGCAGGGATTGTTGACGATATGCTGGCCCGTCGCCGTGAGCTTATCCGTGAGGCCGGACTGGAAGAGAGCGGTGTGGTGGATGCCTGGCAGAACGCCTACCGTTACTACGTTCCCTTGAAAGGGCAGGATGTTGACGGTGTGGTGTCACTGCCCCGTACAGGTAAGGGCTTCACCATCGGTGGGCGTGAAAGTAAGCAGGCCATGGGGCGTGCATCCCGCGCACAGTCTCCGTCCACTCAGGCGATACAGGACTTGAGCGAATCGCTGATCCGCAGTCGCAAAAATGAAGTGGGTAACGCCTTCCTGAAGCTGGTGCAGGATAATCCCGATAAGGATTACTGGCAGGTATTCACTGATGACAGACCGGATACCATGCGTGTGATTGCAGAGCGCAAGGACCAGGAAACTGGTGAAACCATTCGCGAAGTTGTCGAGCGTCCGGTGGCGATGGCAATGATGGCAGACCGGTACTTCACCACCAAAAAGAACGGCAAAACGTACTACATCAAACTCCATGATCCGCGCCTGATGCGTGCGATGAAGAATATGGGACCGGAAACCAGTAACGCAGTAATCCGTACGCTGGGGAAAGTTAACCGCTTCCTGGCAACGGTGAACACGTCGTATAACCCGGAATTCCTGGTCAGTAACTTCATCCGTGACGTGCAGACAGCGGTGATGAATCTGAAGGCGGAGCAGGGAAGGAGCGACGGCAAACTGAAAGGGCTGGATAACTTATCCGCACTGGCTGTGGTGAAAGACAGCCGTTCTGCTATGTCAGCCGTATACGCCAGTCTGCGTGGCAAAAACCTCACGGGCAAAGGTGCGCAGTGGCAGAAGGTGTGGAAAGAGTTTGTTGAGGACGGAGGTAAAACCGGCTGGTTTAACATGGGTGACCTTGAAGGCCAGCAGAAGGAAATGGATCGCCTTGTATCGCTGGCGAAGGGAGGATGGAAAGGCCAGAGTATCGGTGCATGGAATTCGTTCCTTAACCTTGTCGAGGATGCCAACGGGGCGGTTGAAAATGCTCTGCGTCTTTCTGCCTATAAACACGCCCGTGATGCCGGTTTGTCACGCCAGCAGGCGGCGTCTCTTGCCAAAAACATGACGGTGAACTTTAATCGTCGTGGTGAGCAGGGAGCGCTGATGAACTCGCTGTATATGTTTGCCAACGCCAGCATTCAGGGGACGGCAAACCTGGTGAGAACGCTCGGACATCTTAATGGCGACGGGCCGCTACTGGAGCGCCTTCGCTGGAAGAATCTCAATGTACCGCAGAAAATCGCGCTTGCAGCTGTGGGAGCGGGTTATCTGCTTGGCTCGCTTAACCGCAGTGTTGCGGGGGAGGATGATGACGGGGTTAACTGGTATGACAAAGTGCCGTCTCATGTGAAAGAGCGTAACCTCGTCATTATGAAATCGGTGTTCGGGGGCAAGGCCGGAGAGTACTGGAGTATTCCTCTGCCTTACGGGTACAACGTTTTCTTCCTGCTCGGGCATACCGCTGAAGGTGTGGCGGCGGGTGACCTGACGGCGTCCCGTGCTGCCGGTAATGTTGTCGGTGGTATCCTAGGGGCATTCAGCCCGATCGGCAGTGAGACGTCGGAAACACTGTCCGGGGCATTGCTGAAAAATGCAGCGCCGACCATTCTGCGTCCGTTTGCGAACCTTGCCATGAATGAAAACTTCATGGGGGCGCAGATTTACCAGGAGAACATACCGTTTGGTACACCAAAACCTGACAGTCAGCTGGGAAGACGTTCAACGCCAGAAGCGTACAAGGCGTTTGCATCCTGGCTGAATGCGTTCTCAGGTGGCAGCCAGTACCGTCCCGGCGCGGTGGATGTTACGCCGGAATCACTGAAATTCTGGATTGACTATATCTCTGGCGGGACCGGGCGCTTCATTTCCAAAACCACGGATGCGGCGGTGAAATCGCTGAATGGTATTGATATACCGGAGCAGCAGGTGCCTTTCCTGGGGAAAATTTCAGGTGAGGTGATGCCGTATGCAGACCAGCAGAAGATGTACGACCGGATGACGGAGGTTGCGCAGTACCACGCAGAGCTGAAGAGTCTGACCGGTGCAGAAAGAACGGCGTTCATTGACGAGAACAACGGAAAATTGTCGATGAACGGGCTTATGCAGGATACCCGGAAGAGACTGAAGGATTTGCGTAAACAGCGCGATGCCATTTATGCCGACAGTTCTCTCAGTCTGGCGCAGCAGGCGGCGATGGTGAAATCGGTAGAGCGGGATATGAAGGTTGCCGTGGATCGCTTTAACCGCGAGTACAACAAAAAAGTGGGAGTGGAGTAACAGAACATGCCCCGTACGGAAGTGCGGGGCTGATTAAGAAATAAACACTCATTGACCTGTAATAACTGGAGCTATTAACATATAGTCAGAAAGAGCATTTCATGTGATACAGAGAGCCGATTTATGTTTAATGAAGAAAAAGTTGCGCAAATGGCAGCGTATTTGCTGAAAAAGCATGGCGGATCTATGCGTTTCATTAAGCTGAAGCAGCAACGGTAATGGCGAATAGCATTTATGAGCAAAATAATCTTGATATGTTATTAGGCGATCTGATGTAACCGGGATGATGTTCACCCCTTATCGCCGGGGAACAATACCGGCAATCAGAATTGCGGATGGAACTATTCAGGCCCACGATGATATCGATGAGGAGTTTTTTCAGCCAGTATTGGATGGCTTTCTTATATCCAAATATACGCCATTTGACATCTTCCACGCCCTGAAGGACGGGGTTTTACAGCGCACCGGATAAGATTCGGTGTTTTGTTGAAAAATACTGTGATAACAAACAGAAAACCCGTCAGTAAGACGGGCTTAGCAAGCTGGGACGGTTACTTTAATAATTTCAGTGCCTTTACATCCACTTCAACACTGCTCAGGTCTTTATCAATTTCACCCTCAATTCTTACTTTGTCTTTCGGAGAAACATTCTGACCGGCCCATATGCTGTCATCGATATCCGTGACAATTGTCCCGCTATTGTCACGAAACTCATAACGTTCATCACCCACTTTTTTAACGATGCTCCCTTCAAGGATAACCCATGCATCATCCTTCAGTTCTTTTGCCTGCGCTACTGTTGAACGCTCTGCTTCAGGCCCTTGGAAACCGCCCTGCTGTGCAAAAACGCCAAAAGACACACCGGAAATAAGTGCTGCAATCAATACCTTTTTCATTCATAGTCCTCTTTCAGAGATGAACATTCAAACAGCATTTTCAGTATGGTAAAGCGCGGGTGCGTTGAGGATGCCAGACACATCAGAGGTGGCGGGAGATTTCTCCTTCGCCAGGTCTCTTACTTCTCAGATTCGTAGTCTACGAAGACAGCGACCTCCGTCTGGCAGGTTCGGATTCGTACCTCGCAGAGGTCTTTCCTCGTTACCAGTGCCGTCACAATGACGGTAATACAGATGACGATCAGGGCGATTAACATCGCCTTTTGCTGCTTCATAGACTGCTTCTCCTTGCCTTTCGGCACGTAAGAGGCTAACCTATATGCGTCTAGTATGAAATTGGCCTCAGATTAATGTTAAGCGTCCTGCAAGACGCGAAATGTTAACTGGGGCTTTTCTATGTCTGCCTTACGGCGGCATGCCCGAGGCAGACAGCCTCAAGCACCCGCAGCAATTCTACTTAACTCTTCTTTCCCCGCAAACCGTTTTTATCCCCAGCGGCAAATCGAATACATCATCAGCGCTACCGCCATTGCAATACCAACATTTGAGAAGGCTTCAGGCTAGCTCATTGGCGTACCTCCTTCGGCGGTTCTGGCAGCGGCATCCAGAATAAGGCGTTCCCTAACCACGATAAAGTGCCGTCGCTCAACTCCACGTATTCCCCTTGTACCTGTCCTGCCATATACTCGCCGTGCTTTGAATAAATTAAAATCCAATCATCTTGAGCGGGGATTCGTGTACTACAGCTTATCCAACGAGCCGGAGTTACCGGAGAGTTGCTCGACAGCTCGTTCAACTTGCAAGTTTGGCTTACAGGTTCTGGACCATGACGCATGGCAGCGAGGTAAGCATCCTCAACGCCTTTAACTGCATCTGCGCAGTAGTTATAGCGATTGCATTCCACTAATTTCTGCTTGAGATTTTCAATTGCTAACGCGATTTTATCCGGCACTGGCGGAACTGCACGATACAGAAACACATCAGCCATTTCTGCTCTGGATACCGGCCACACGTCTGCATCATAGCCAGCCTCAAGATAATCAAGATTTGACTGGTCTATAACGCACACAGCCTCTGCTTCCAGCGATGCCAGCGCAATTTCATAAGCACGGCGCTCAATATTGTCTCGCACGTCCAGGCTGCCAATTCGCTCTCTGATTTCTTTAATTAGTTCTTTGTCCTCGTCGGTAAAAGTAGTCATGTGTTAGTCCTCATCCACTTCAACGCCATCTTTCAGCGTGATGCCGTGCCAATCATCAGCCCAACTGGTTAACCCTGGCGCATCAATGCTAGGCATATAGACGCTTGCAGTGTGGTAGCCCTTATCGTTATCAATGCTGGCAACGTGCTCGCCGTTGTATGCGCTCAGCGTGTCGAGGACACTATAAAACTTTCCTCCGGCTGCCCTGAAATCCTTTACAGCCTTCACAAGACGATTCCACGCTTTTTCCTGTTCTGGCGTCAGGTCGATCAATTCCTGCAAAGTTGCCATTTCAGTTTTCCTTATATGGGTTAATTTTATTGTGCAGTGTGTTGAACGACGCCCATACCACGTCGTTATACAACTCAATAACTGGTTCAATTATTTTCCCGATAAACCAGACCAGTAATAGCGGGGATATTGGTATCATCAACACGATAAACAGAATGAGAAACAAAAATTCTGTCGCTCTACTTTTTCGCGGATATTTTTTTCTAAATAATGTGACCATTCATTACCGCCCTTTCGGGCGGCCTCCCGATGTTCTGAGGGTGCAGAAATCCCTCCGGTTAAGGATTAAATTAATAATATGATGTAATTAATTCATGTAGTGCGAACCATACTCCCAATGATGGCTAATTATTTCGGCAGCATCTCCATAACATAAATTATCCGGTTTCATATCTTTGTCTTGCCCGAATTTACTTTCAACAAAATCATCAATATCCTGATGCGGGGCATTGGCAGGGACTGAAATTACAGTTGTCACTATTATTTTTCGATTCACTTTCTCACCCTCCTTTGATGCGAATGCCAGCAACACGTAGTGCATGTTCTAAGTCAGCCAGATAAAGCCAGCAGCCATTTTCTTTAGGTATCATGACGTGGCGCTCATCATCATTTATCGGATGTCCATATCGAAGGCCGTAGCGAGTCGGCAAATGAACTTCCCGCGTTTCCAGCTCTTTAACGCGTTCCTCCAGTTCGTAGACCCTGCATTGTTCTCTATCATCAATCAGATATAACCCAAGACATTCGCTTTCTACCCAACCGCCAAAATCATGATCGTAACGCTCACATGAAAACTCACCGTCACCGTCCTTTGTTGGAATGGTGTAACTATCTAATGGGCCACCATATGTCGGCACATTTCCCAATGTTGGATGCTCAATCCACATGAAAAATGTACGTCCGGTTATTGGGCAAATATCTGGCCGCCATTGGTTACGAACAGCCTTGGTTTCGGATAATTCTTCAGCGTGTTGTTTTACTTCCTCAAGCTCAACACGCAGCTTCCCAACCGTAAGAGCAATTTCCTCGTTCTCCTGGTCGCGGCGTTTGATGTATTGCTGGTTTCTTTCCCGTTCATCCAGCAGTGCCAGCACGGTAGCCGGATTGGCTGCGGCGATGACTTGACTGGTCAAGCTGTGCCGCCTCCCGCAGTAGTGCTTCCTTGTTCTTCGTCACCATGTAGATAGTCTCAAACGCAATGTCATACAGCTTGTTCGTGTATGATGAGTTCAGCTCTTTCATGATCGGATACAGGTGTTTGCTGAGGTCCTGGGCTTTTTCCATCCAGAGTTGCATGTAGCAGAGGAGGATGATTTCCTCGGCTGTGAATTGCAGCTCAGTTTGTACTGGCTGAATGTTGCGAAGTTTCTTTTCGCACTCGATGAAGTAGCGGCGGATCTGGCGGCCTTTTTCGTTACGCTCAACCATCGCCGTTTCTTTGGCTGTGTCGAGGGTGAGGTGATAGTCTTTGCTACGGCGATCGCCTCCTCGACCTTTGATTTCCCGATTTGGGGAAACCAAAATATAGTCCTGATTTTCAACGAAACCATATTCAGCAATGCGTTCTGTAATCCAAGACGCAAAGCGTTTACCTACCCCAAGAAAAGTATGTAAATCACGGGCATTAACGAGAAGAGTGGTTTCGTTGGCGATAGTGCCGTTGAATACGGGGATGAGTTGACTAGTCATGATGACCTCCTTGTAAGTTTAGTTAGCTCAACCAGTTAGTAGCTGGTTGGTCGGGTGTCAACTGAGCCTTACAAGAAGCTCTGGGCATATTCCCCTTACGGGTATTGTATTACGCCTCTCCACCCGACCTTTGTACGGATGTGACTATGCCGCATTACGGGCATAAAAAAGCCGCAAAGCTATCGGGTGCGGATGACCGCTTGTAAGTTCAGTGCGGTCAGTATGCGATAGCTCTGGCGGATTTGTCAAATCGTGCAGTAACATCCTTTTCTTCCTTGCCATTTCTCAATGATGACAAAGGGTGGATTCGGATTGGTATTGGGACAAAAGTGAGACACACAAAGCTTTGCATCGGCTTACAAAGCTTTGCATGTTTTTCAATGTTGGGACGTGTGAGCGCAGAAATGACGGGCTATCTAATTGATTTTAAACGATACGTAACCAACTTTAAAATCTTTGCACGCCAGTTCGCAGGTTTTACAGCCAGTACAGCGGCTGGAATCGATAAAAAATCCATATTGTGTGGTCATGGGCTACTCCTTAAACCTTTTCGATCTGGACAAGATTGCTGTGCGACGGGTTTCCCTTTGCCAGCGGTGAAGGGCGGTGAGAGGTCAGAATATTGATACTGCCGCCGTGATCGACCCGGTCACCAAACATATCCGCTTTAAGCCACGCACCTTGCCCGATGGCGGTAACGCCAGGCAGAATACGCGGAGTCACTTTTGCGGCAATCAGCATTTCTCCATTATTGTTAAATACCCGCACGGTATCGCCATGACGGATACCGCGTGCCTGAGCATCAATGGGGTTGATCCACACCTCTTGTGGGCAGGCCTGCTGTAACACATCAATATTGCCGTAGCTGGAGTGGGTACGCGCTTTGTAATGGAAGCCCGTTAACTGCAGTGGATAGGTTTTCCGCAGGGGATCGTCCCAGCCATCAAAACCTGGGGTATACGCAGGAAGGGGATGAATAATTTCATCTTTTTTCAATTCCCAGGTATCTGCAATCTTCGCCAGTCGTTCAGAATAAATTTCGATTTTCCCCGAAGGTGTTTTCAACGGGTTTGCCTGTGGATCTTCACGGAATGCGCGGAAAGCGACGTAGTGTTCTTCCGGGCATTTTTTCTTAAAGATCCCGGTCGTTTTCATCTCCTCGTAGTCGGGCATCTCAGGGTTACGTTCCTTCGTTTTCGCATGGAGATATTTGACCCATTCATGCTGACTGCGACCTTCAGTAAAGGTTTGATAAACGTCTGGTCCTAAGCGTTTGGCGACTTCACTCAGCATCCAGTAGATGGGTTTGCGTTCAAATTTTGCTGAGGTTGCGGGTTGGGCGAGGATCACATAGCCCATATTCCCTGCAGATTCATGAGAGATAAGGTCTTCTTGCTCTGTTGGCATCAGGTCGGGCAACAGGATATCGCAATACTTAGCCGAGGCCGTCATGAAGTGGTCAATGCCAACAATCATCTCGCACTTGCTGTCATCCTGAAGCACCTCATGGGTGTGATTGATGTCGCCATGTTGATTGATCAATGTGTTACTGGCGTAGCACCATAAAAACTTGATGGGGACATCCAGTTTTTCTTTTCCACGAACACCATCACGGGTCGCGGTCATTTCCGTACCATGGTCGATGGCATCTGTCCATGTAAAGACGGAAATCTGCGTTTTAACAGGATTCTCAAGCATCGGGAACCATTCTACCCCCAGATCCCAGCTACCTTCGCGTACACCTGAGTTGCCGCCGTTTATGCCGACGTTACCGGTGAGAACTGAAAGCATGGCAATAGCGCGGGACGTTTGCTCGCCGTTGGAATGTCGTTGTGGCCCCCAACCCTGACAAATATAAGCAGGTTTTGCTGAACCGATCTCTCGCGCCAACTGGATAATTTTTTCTGCCGGGATGCTGGTGATTTTTGCTGCCCATTCCGGCGTTTTAGCTATGCCGTCAGGCCCTTCGCCCAGAATATAGGCTTTATAATGCGCGTTACGTGGTGCGTTGGCGGGCAGCGTTTTTTCATCGTAACCAACACAATATTTGTCGAGAAATGGCTGATCGACCATGTTTTCAGTAATCAGTACCCAGGCAATCGCACAGGCCAGTGCGCCATCGGTGCCAGGGCGAATGGGCAGCCATTCATCTTCACGCCCGGCAGCAGTGTCGTTATAACGTGGATCGATGACGATCATGCGTGCGTTTGAACGTTCGCGGGCTTGCTCGACGTAGTAAGTGACACCACCGCCGCTCATCCGCGTTTCTGCCGGGTTATTTCCGAACATAACGACCAGTTTCGTATTGGCGATATCATCCGGGCTGTTGCCATCATTGGCACCGAACATATAACTCATTGCGGCACTGATCTGTGCGGTACTGTAGCTGCCATAGCGACTGAGAAAACCACCGCAAGAGTTCATCAGACGGTACGGGACGTTTGAGTTGGTGATGTTTCCGCCATCTACGCCTGTTCCGTACAGGACATGTACAGCCTCATTGCCGTAATCTTTCAGGATCCGCCGAAGATTATCACTGATGGTATCCAGGGCTTCGTCCCAACTTATCCGTTCAAATTTACCTTCACCGCGCTTGCCGACGCGCTTCATGGGATATTTCAACCTATCAGGATGATTCATCCGTCGGCGGATAGAGCGCCCGCGTAAACACGCTCGAACCTGATGATTACCGTAGACGTCGTCACCTGTCGTATCAGACTCCACCCAGTACACGGTGTCATCTTTCACATGCAAACGTAACAGACAGCGGCTCCCGCAGTTAACGGTGCAGGAACTCCAGACCGCTTTCTCTTCTACCGGAGCCTCTGCCGCCCGGACCATTTGGGAAAATGGCAGAGTGAAAGCACTGCTTGCCAGCGCAAGACTGCCAAGTGCGGAGGTTTTCATCAGACTTCTACGGCTGATTTCAGCCTTCAT